TGCAGGAAGCATTTTGCCAGCATCGTCCTGATTTGTGCGTAGATCGTGATCCTGACAGCGAAGCTAAAATTGGAGCTTTTCAGATGATGAAGCGTTTTTACAACTCTGCCGTGAAGCCGTACTTGGCTGGACAGCTTGTTGATCAAGCGGAGGCAAATCGGAGAGCGGCTATTTGTGCGACCTGCCCGAAGAACACGGACAAAATTGTGGAGTTCTGCGTTAGTTGCTCAACTCGTAGCCTTGTTGGGCATATCAACTCGTTCTTAACGAGTCGGCATACGCCTCGCGATCCTCTGTTGAAGAACTGCGCCGTGTGCCATTGCCTACTGCCAATGAAAATATGGATAAGAAAAGATGCTATGGACGAGCCTGAGCTTCGTGAAAAGTGGCCTGATCACTGTTGGATGAAGTAGCTAAACTTCCGCTGTAGCCTACGCTTGATTGTCAGGTGGACAAAATTGAAGTTCATCCAGCATGTCAGAAGGTTCGGCCTTCCCGTTTGCCATCGCTTCAATCCAACGTGCGGGGTCAATGGTTGCTGTGTGCTTCCATCCAATGTCCAACATCGCAGATTCAAACTGGCGGATTTCGTCAGCGGATAAGCATTTAATCACTCCGTTAAGCGCATAGACAAAAAGCATCCGGCCCAACAAGACTTCCGATGAAACGCTGACAACATTGTTTTTGGATTTGGTATTCATTCGCGGTGGGCCTCTACTTTAGCATTCGGCAGAAGAATAAACGCCGCGATATGGCGGCCCGTCCCCTTGCCTTTGGTTCCGTCCTCGGTTGCCAGCCAGCGCACGTCACCGAGGTTTCGGATGTTCACCGCTCCAGTGCTTTTGAGCATCATCAGCACCCACTTGTCCACGGGATAGACCACCACCGACAGCTTGCCCTTGGCTTGCTCCTCGATGGCTTTCCGCATCCATGCAGTCGGGCCTTTCTTCTTGCCTTGGTGCATGATGGATCCGAACGGCGGATTTACCCAGTTGCGCTGTCCCCATTCGCAGGTCAGCCCGTCGAAGTCGTCGGGTTTCGGGCATGGGCAGGGATCGAAGTCGAACGGGCCATAGTCTGCCACCAGTTGAGCTATCGCGGGTTCATCCCACGGGGTCAGCCAGTAGTGTTTTCCGTCCTGCCCATTCCCCTTGTGGAACTTGTTTTGAGCGGGCGGAAGCTGTGATTGATGACCACCAATGCCGAACAAGGCAGTGGAGCCAATGCCTACCGCGTCAGCGGTCAGCGTAAACTTGGAGTCTGTATTCATTCGTGGCGAGCCTCTGATTGATTGTTAGGCACAAAATAAGACACGACTTCTAGCCCGTCATCGCGCCAATCTTGAGCAATGTCTTTTTGGTCAGTCACAAATTCCTCGCTTCCAACTGTGCATTTCCACTCTTTGCGCTGAGACATCAGAAATTCAATCTGTGTCGCGGCATCTGCCATTATTGCAGATATTTCATCCGCGTAAGGTGTCCATCCAGAACGAAGAAGCCGAACGAGGCGCTGCATGGAATGCCGAGGGGCATCCTGCGCGAGTCCAGGCGTTAATTGGTCGGCATCCATGAGCTTATGCGTTAGGCAGCACAATCTTTCTCCAATGTGTTGCGTGATCATAACCACGGTCATACGCACCTTCCCAGATGTCATTGCCATCAGACCAATCTACATCGCCATACTGGTTGGCGTCTTCTTTGGTTGGCAGGCGATCATCAACTGGAACCCATGAGAGTTCGAGTAGCATCTTTTGCAGTTCATCAATGGTTTTCATATTCGGTGTCTAACTATACGTCCGTTTTTGGTTGAGATGCAAGGGGGATTTCAAAACTTCATTTTGATGCCGCTGAAAAAGAAAAGGTATTTTTATGGTACTTCAACTTGAAGCTACCAACCCAACCACTAACGCGCTGCTTCTCAATAATCACTTCAGTGTCGTGCATAGCGTCGATTATCTCGCGAGATTTACCAGCCTTGATAGCGTCATCCTTCGCCTTATTTCTAATGATAATTGCAACATTGTCTGGATTGTCGATAAGTGCAGATGATCCCTTGACGTGATACATTGTTGGTCTTTCGCCTTCAACTGGCTTGCGAAAATGACATACAAGATGCACATGACTGCCGCTTTCCTTGACAAAATTTTGCAGAGTGTTCACGATTTCAGCCTGTTTTTCCATGTCAGCTTGGCCTTTGATTCTCATCATTGAGTCAATGATAAAATCTGTGCATCCATATCTACGATTAGCAAACCATAGCATTTCCATCAACTCTTCCATTGCTATACTTCCAACGACATCAGCAAATAGAAGATACCTACCTATTTCTTGACAGAATCGACGCAACTTCGGCTCGTTGATCTCATGACCCATACAAACCTTTGCCAACCTGCCGATTTGATTCTCAACCAACATCTCCATGGTTGCTTCAAAAATATATCTCCTCTTACTAACTACGTTTGCCTTCAAAAAGTTAAGCATAGTACTCTTGCCAGCAAAGGCTAAGCCGCCCCATACTGTCAATTCTCCTGGTCGAAAATAAAACCCAGTACCCTCATGCCAATCGCCCTTAAAAAATGGCAATGTAAAGGCTTCCTCCTTGGGGGTGTATGAAGCCACAACACGTTCCTCCAACTCATCACCACGCACGAATTTATGGATTGCGGCCATCTTGGCATTTCCAATCCAATCTAAAGCGTCCTTTTGAGTGTAGCCAGATTTTAGACAATCGTTCGCATCCTTTTTGGGCATTGAGACAATCATGCAACGATGCTTACCTAGACGCTGGATGATCTTGTCGGTTAATTCTCTTCCGGCTTTGTCTTGATCAAATGCCAGATAAATTGTGTCAAATGGAGCTAGATTATCCCACTCGTACTCAACCCATGATGTGCCGGTGCCATTAGGAATAGAGATAGAATCGACTCCCCATTGAGTCCACGTCATGCAGTCGATTTGACCCTCGCAAATGAGAACTGTTTTATCCTTATATGCTTGTTCATTGAGCGCATGCCATCCAAACATACATGGGGCGCAATCTTTTTCCTGCCACACCTGCTTAGGTTCAGTAAGAGTACGATATGAACGATTGATCAACTCGCCATCTGGCGCGTAGCATGGAAAAACAATAGCCTGTCTTTCGCGGACTCCCTCAACCTTAAATTTCCGTATGATGTCAATCTTCAAATGCCTGGAACCTGTGAGATATGCAACACCTCTACCCTCTGTGGCAAGTTCAGGTATGGAATTTACAGGCTTGCGGTAATCCTTCTTTTTTGCATCGACTGGATCATTAATACCAAGGTAATGTTTAGCCTCTTTGATGGCCTGCGCTGCTGTAATTCCTTTTGTGATGCGCCACAGGTCGAGAAGATCACCTTTATTGGAATCATCAGCCCAATCTCGCCAGTTTCCAGCATAACTGCCAACAAAAGCCACTTTCAGGCTTTTTCCTGGCGATCCAGCAATGTCTCCACATACCCAAAACTGACCATCTTCCTTGCCACCTGGAAGCAGCATCTTACAGACCTCCAGGGCTTTATTTGAGAGCTTTTGGCTAATATCAGCTACCGTTACCATACTGACACCTCCTCGACGCTCTGAGGGCCATCTGTGTGCGAAATAGAGGCATCTGGTGAATTATTTTCACGGTATGATTCCAAAACTTTGTTGAAATCGACATCTATGGTCGATTCTGGCTCTGGAGGAAGCTTTTCAAACCACTCTTGAAATTCCATAAAATTAGGGTTGTCCTTGATTGGATCGGCAAATGCAATTGTTGAAGTTGGCTCGAAGGCAGCAGCATCTTCGGCTGATATTTTGTCAAAATGGATACCTTGCCAGCCTCCTGACATGGCCTTGTTTACAGCGCATCGCAATACGCCGATTGGTTTTTGCCGACAGGTAGTCAGGAGCGCCTTCCATCCACGATGCGTGTAACGCTGTTTGCGTTGTGACTTGTCCTCAAACCATTCTGCCATGGTTGATCGAAAGTCGTGTGAGTCGGTTTCTTCAAACAATGGCGAATCAAGCCTGTCGGTACTTCCGGTTATTCTCTGTTTAATTCTCTGTTCTTCTCTGTTTGTGTGAACGACGTTCACTGGTTTAGGCAGGAGGTTCACTGGTACCACCGCAGGAGGTTCACTGGTTATGGCAGGAGGTTCACTAGTGAACGTGCTGCGGGGGTGCGGCAGGTTCACTGGTTTTGGAGCGACGTTCACTGGTTCGGCTAAATCAACCACCGCAGGAGGTTCACTGGTTATGTCAATGTTGTAAGATGATTTAAACCCGTTTCCACGGTTAATCTTGATGTGTTTTAGACGTTCCAAATCCTTCAAAGCGGTAGCTACAGCCCGGTTTGAAAGCCCTGTAAAACTCATGATGAGCGACACGCTTGGATCACATCTCTCAGACTCTTGATTGTGGCAATCACACAGGCAAAGCATTACCAACTTTTGAGTTGGTGACATCTTGCACATCTTAAATTTATTGATGGCTTTAAGGCTCATAATTTGTCTCCTGATGGCTTTCTTCTACCGTGGTGAAAAATGACGTATTGCTTAGCATCTTCTATTTCAACCTCGCTTAATCGGAACCATTCTCCTCTGATTCGATAGGCTGAAAATCTAGCATGTAGCTCCTTCTCAAGGTCGATAGTGCCCTCAATAGAAGCCAGCAATTCGATTTCAGGCTCCTCAGACTGAAGAGTTTTTTCTCTAAATTTAGGATTTTTACTAAATCCAATTTTAATGAAACCATTTCTAGTGTTCTTCATAAGGTAAACAAATGCAGTTTTCATGGCAATTTCTTCAACTGCTTGTTTTTGTATGCAATCCTCGCAAATCCACTCGTGCTTGTCATTTCTTCCGTTGGCTTTTGAATCTGGCGTTAGACCTCCACAAGTGGTGCAAATGACATAATGCGGCTTCTGTCCTGCGTGAACTTCGTTATGACAACCAAGGCACAGTGTTTGAAGAAGCGTCAATGGGTAATCCCATGGCATCCAACCGGTAACGTATCCAAGATGGTGGACGCAAAGCGTTACTTCTGGGTTTTTCCTGCCACAGTTCTGGCAGGTATAGTGATCATGATGGAGTGCTTCTTTGCGCTTCGCTAGCCATCGGTGATCAAGGAGGAGATTTGCGTACCAGTTGTGCATACAGACATAAAATTCCCCCTTCAAGTGAGGCCCACCGATGCGAACAAAGGTGGCTTGAAGGGGGTAAATTTATTTCTGCAATCATTGGCCTCAACAATGATTTGTCGTATTCGACACACAACTTTCATCCAAGTTGCCAGGAGAGTCAACAAAAACTACCCAATCGCGGCCAGTTCTTCGTGCTGTGCCAGCACATTCTGCACATAGGCAATGTCCAAGGCTTCGCCAAATTGAGCTTCGAGCAGGCAATTGTAAAGCCTGTCTGCATCCTTGCGCGATTCGGACAGCTTACCACGCCATATATCCTCGATGCGGATCAGTTGCGCTTGGAAGCTCTCCTGGCGATCTTGAAGGCGTTGGTTTAACTCGGTGATCACCTCACCTATTTTGAGGCATTTAAGCTCCAATTCGGCAGATTTCTTGATGATACTGTTACGTTCTAGTTCAAGTTGACGGGCGAAGTCTGTAGGAACCATGTATTCTTGGGCAAAAGCCATTTTCTCAGCCGCATCTGTCTCTGGTGTATTCATATTCAGTTATTGATAAAGTGTACGTCGATCTCTGCTGCGATGTCCTCAACCATGTCGTCCAAAGTATCGACAGCACATTCCCAGACTGCATCGCGCATCAATGGGTCATAGCTGGCAATCTGAATGGCTAGCAGGTGGATGAGAACTTGTGTTGTCTCGTCCTTGGATGCTTTAGTGCCGTTAAGAGTGCGAGCCAATTGATTGTGTAGGCGGCATTCTGCGGATGGTTGTTTTGAGTTGGGCATTATTTGATTGTTCTCCGGCATCTTCTTACACCTTTTGGTGTTGTTAAAATTTTTTCATCGCTCCATCCATTTTGGATTCTGTTCCATATTACAGAATAAGGCCAGTTCAATTCACGGCACCATTGAGTAAGCAGTTTAGACTCTCCATTTAAAGTTAAAAATTTAGAGTCACAACGATTCTCAGCTTGTTGCTTTGCCGTTGCCCATCTCACGTTGCACGGCTCATAATTTCCATTATTATTGATTCTGTCTAATGAGTAAGATGAATCTGGAGGATGACCAACATCTTTAAAAAACAGATCAAACGGACTTTCTCCATTTTCACCAAATCTCCAACGGTTACACACTTGAATACCACGTTTGCGATAATTCACATGTTGAGGTTTTGATCCATAACATCTGTTAAGCATAGATCTCCAAGCCATGTGAGTTTTTGATTCAATATCACCTCTGTATTGCCCGTGTTTTACAGGTGAATTTTTACCTTTTAGGCAACCGCAACTTTTCTGCTTCAGCTTTTTCCCATCAATGCCTATCCATTTTTTGTTTCCACAACTACATGCACAAAAGCAGTGCCATTTGTTTTTTAGATATTGAAATTGATGATCAAGAACCAAAAGGTTATCAAATTGATTTCCCACCATTTTTTTTCGGTCTTCCGCCCTTTTTGCCATTAAGTTTAGACGATTGTGACTTAGCCATACTTTTTGCGCTGCCGCCTTTTTTTCCAAGTTCAACTGCGTTTGGATTTTTGTTTTCATTCATAATGATAATAACCTAAGCGTTTAGCTTTTCAAGAGAAAATATCAATAATCACTTTTTCTTCTTCGCCTTTTTCTGCCTTGCGTTGGATTGTCTCAATTTTTGTTTTGCTTGCTTCATCGCCAGATATGATTCCAGCGTATCTGCATAAATCGACATGATATTTTTCGCACAAATTGTCTTCGTCGATAAGTCGTTTGCGGACGCTCGTAACACGGACAAGAATTCTTTGGCTAGTTGATCCTTGAACTTTTTTCTTGCCCAATGGTGCATCCCTAGAATCTCGTTCCATGATGGTAACTTGCTTGGAATTGTAAGCGAGCAGATCGGGACTGGCATTTGGGAAATGTCGCAAGATTCCATGGTAATTTAGAGTCACATTACCCCTCCATTTCCAATTCGATCACGCGAATTCTCGCCCACTCAATCCACTCGGATTCAGCTTTGCTGATTTCCTCTTTGCATGAGTGATAGAC